ATATTTTTTATCTGATAAAATGCTTAAATATATTAAGGTTGCTAAATTTAAGCAGGATAAAAAATTGCTTAATGAATTTGAAAAAAGTGATTGTTTGCTTGCTGAAAGAAAAATAAATATTACTATTCATAATACTATGCCACGAAGTTCAAAAAATGGTAATGGTGGAAACGGCCCATTGCATAAAAATGATGGTAAAAGTTATTGTTTAGATACAGGTAACAGCAATGCAATTGAAATTTTTGGTGGTGATTATCGTTCTGATGATGGTTACAGATGGCGTAATAATCATAAATCACCAACATTATGTACTTCTACTGAGGCATTAGCAAAAATAAATAAAACTATTAGGCGCTTAACTCCGATTGAATGTGAAAGGTTGCAAACGGTAAAAGATAATTATACAAATCACGTTTCAGACTCTCAGCGTTACAAGATGTTAGGGAATGGATGGACAGTTGAAGTAATAACACATATTTTAAAATATTTAAAATGAATGAAATATTAATTAACGAAATTAAAACCATTGTCTGTACTTGTTGTAAAGTGAGGGTTGATCAGTTTGATGGAATACACAGATTCCAGAATATTGTAATGGCACGTAAACTTTTTGCATACATTTTGAAAAAGGAGTTTAACTTTGGCTGCTCACAGATTGCAAAACTATTAAATCAACACCATACTAACGTGAGTTATAATTATAGGAAAATTGTTGACTTCATCTCAATCAATGATAAGGTAATAGTTAGTACATTAGATGATATTTACTCAAGATTGAAAGCAATTGAAAATGTAAAAGATTATACTTTGGTTACGTTGCAAGTTGGTAATGATTTAATTTTAAAGTACGGTATAACAGCTTTAAAAATAAAATTTAATACCTTTGCAAAGGAAAATCTATGAAAAATTGCTAATCTATGAATCAACAAACTCCACAACTTAAAAAGGCTATGCTACTGGCGTTAGAGCAATCGCTTGGGATTGTAACGGCAGCAGCAAAGTCTGTTGGGATTGATAGAACAACACACTACTTATGGTTGAAGGACGATGAGGACTACAAAGCCGCCGTTGATTCTATACAAGATATCACCTTAGACTTTGCGGAATCACAACTACATAAGCAGATAAAAGAAGGTGAAGTAACATCAACAATCTTCTACCTTAAGACAAAAGGAAAAAAACGCGGTTATGTTGAAAGGGTTGAACAAGATGTTAGTATTAACTTGCCACAAGTAACAATCGAAATTGTAAATTAAAATTAGTAACGTCCGATGCCTCTTCACAATGCACACTTGCGGACGTCTTTTTTGTTAGTTGGTGTAAAGTGGGAATAAATACCACATGAAGTGAACATTGCAACTATGTTGCAGGATATGGGTTAAAATCCCATACTAACAACTAAAACCTACATACTCAGTAGGTTTTTTTATTTTTGCATCAATGGTAAAAATTCAATCGGGTAAATTATTTAAATTAAATCATGAAGCGTTAAGCAGTGATAAGCGTTATATAGTCAACGAAGGCGGCTCACGTTCGGGTAAAAGTTTCTCTATAATGCAACTTTTGATAACGGTTTGCATAAATTCACGAAAGACAATAACAGTAGTAAGCCATTCTTTGCCGCATTTAAAGCGTGGAGCATTGAGAGATTTTGATAATATCATTAGGGCGTTTGGTTGGTACAGAGAAGAGTGGCATAATAAGACAGACAACATTTATCATTTTCCGAACGGATCATACATTGAATTTTTTGGGTTAGAAGATGCGGATAAGGCAAGAGGGGCAGGTAGAAACATTTTATTTATCAATGAAGCAAATTTAATTAGTAAGCAGTTGTTTGACCAGTTAGACATTAGAACTACTGAAAAAGTAATTATAGATTTGAATCCTTCAGACTTTGATTCATATTGCTACCAAATTGCAGATGGAGACAATGCAGTTAAAATTCATTCTACATACAAGGACAATCCATTTCTTAGCGACATTCAAAAAAATGTAATTGAAAGTTACAAAGATGCAGACCAGATGTTATGGCAAGTTTTCGGGCTTGGTTTACGTGGCGTAAGTGAGGAACAAATTTACAGCCATTGGAAAATAGTTGATGTTATCCCGGATGGCGAAGTTTGTTTCGGATTAGACTTTGGATTTAGAGTACCAACGGCACTCGTAAAAGTTACACTACATGAGAATTGCATTTATGCTGAGGAAATACTCTATCAACAGAACTTAACTACTGGCGATTTACTCAGCATCTTGCCAACATTAGGAATTAACTATTATGATGAAATATTTGCAGATGCCGCCGAACCAAAAACAATTCAAGAAATATATCAAAGCGGATTCAATATTAAATCAGCAGATAAGGATGTTTACGCAGGAATTATGAAGGTTAAATCAATGCCTCTCTACATCAAAAATAATAGTCTAAATTTGCTTAACGAAATAAAGAAATATAGGTGGAAATCAGACGGAAACGGCAAAGTAATAGATAAACAGCCGGTAAAACTGAATGACCACATATTAGATGCGTTACGTTACGCCGTTTATTCAAAATCTAAACAAACGAAATTAACATGGGGAGTTTTATAGATAGATTTTTTAAGAAAAAAGGATTGAGTTTAGCCAGTAATGGCGTAATCCCAATTAATACAGGGGCGATTCTACAATCTTATGATGCTCAAAAATATACAAATGCATATTCTGAAAATGCGGACGTTTACGCCATTGTTTCTTTCCTTGCTCGCAAATGTGCATCAATACCCTGGTATGTTTACACTTTGAATAATGGGCAAAAGGCTAAATCAAGTTTGTTAAAATATAAACAACTTACTAAAGGTGGCATTTCAAATATTGAAACGGCATTAATTCACCGTAAAAATGCTTATGATGATTCTATGATTCAAGAGAATACGCCGTTAAGTAATTTGTTAAACAATCCCAATAGTTATCAATCGCAGGACGCATTTTTTGAAAACTTATTTGGTTATCGTTTTCTAAGTGGCGAAACATTTTTATGGGGTAATCGTGGAAACATTCCAAATGGCAAGTTTGTAGAACTTTTAATATTACCCTCACAATATACCGATATCATCCCGGATCCTGCCGATCTTTATGGCATATTGGGTTATCAGTTGGATAATATGGGAGCAACGATTAACCTTGCTAAAGCAGATGTAATGCAATGGAAAAGTTGGAATCCTAATTTTAATGTAAGCACTCGCGAACACATGAGAGGACTTTCCCCAATTCGGGCGGCTTGGAATAACTACCTTATGGGAGTTGAGGCTCAAAAATCCGCAGCATCACAAATGGCAAACGGTGGGGCTAAAGGTGCGTTAGTTCCAAAAGTTGTGGGAAATCAAATTCCAATGGTTACGGAATTGCAAGCAAGCCAAATGCAACAAGCAATTGGAAACAGAATCAACAACAACGCTAAAGGCGGTACGGTTGCGATGTTACAAACTCCCTGGGAATACTTAAACTTCGGATTAAGTAACAGCGAAATGCAAATCATTGATACAATGAAGTTTAGCCTTGAACAATGGTGTAGAGTGTTTGGGATGCCAGTAGTGTTATTCTCTGCCGATAACATGAGCGATAACAATTATCAAAATGCTTTGCGTGATTTAGTAACCAATACTATAGTTCCTATGCTTGGGCAATTGAGGGATGAACTTAACAAATGGCTTATTCCTAACGTAGGGCAAGGCAATGAATATATTGATTTTGATGTTTCAGCATTACCGGAATTGCAGAAGGATATTGAGAAATTAGTATCACAATTAACGCAATCGTACTGGCTAACTCTTGATGAAAAGCGAATTGCTATGAATTACGAACCTTTGGGAGGTGAGTTTAATAAAGTGTACATTAATAGCGGCTTAGTTCCTATTGAAGAAACAATTATGGATTCTAACATAAACATAAATGATTACAACGCAGGAAACGGAAATGATATGGGCGGAAGTAATGCGGCGGTTTCCTAAATTGGAAATTGAATCACGATGTAGAACTGAAAAGGAATTTAGGCAACGAGCGAGGGAAAGTTACAAACAAAGGCTAACAGATGAACTTACGGCAACGAAAAATATATCACCGGCAAATAGAATCCAAACGCTTAGCGATTGAGAAAAAGCATTTGCCAAAGTTTGTCAAATTGTTTAAACAGCAAATAAATGCATTTATAGCGGAAGCAAAACAAACCAATTTACAAACTGCATTATCAAGATTATCAAATCAAGGATTTAATACAAATTTGTTTGTGTTATTACAAAATATGTATGCTGAAACAATTAGTAAAATTGCTTATCCAATTTATACGGAGTTGTATAAACAACAGGATAAAGAGTTTATAAAGCAGAAAGCATTTAGCACAGGGGCAATGGGGAGCAATGAAGTATTTACGGCGGCAGTATTGGAATATTTAAGCCAGTATGGATTGACTCTTGTCAATTGGATTGATACAACAACAAAAGATACAATTCTTAAATTAATAACGGAAGGCATTAGTAATGGTTTAAGCACTCCACAAATAGCGGATAGCATTTTGAATAGTGGGTTAACGGATTTATATAGGGCAATGCGGATTGTAAGAACTGAAACAACAAGGGCAGTAAATGCAGGCATTATGAACGCAGGACGTCAACAACGTTTTAAGGTTTGGAAAGTTTGGATTTCTATGGGTGACGGCAAAGAGAGGACATTTAGCAAAAAAGATAATTATGATCATTTGCAACTTGACAATAAAAAAGTTGAAGAGTTTGAACCATTTAGGCAAGTTGGTTTAAACGGAGTTGAAGCGGTGGCAATGCAACCAGGAGATATTACGGCACCTGCAGATTTTACAATAAATTGTCGTTGTGTAATTGGGTTTGAATCACAAAGAGACGCAAACGGTAAATTGATAAGAAAATAAAAATCCCCGTA